AAGGAGATAGTTTTGATGAAACTATGTATAGAAAGATTGAAATTAATAGCACTGAAGCTGGGATTGCTAATCCGGCTGCAGGTAAGTACGCTTTAAAAGAAGTGGCAGATGCTATTGAAGCAGCTTCGGGTGTACCTCAAACCACTTGGGCCGACAATGCTATCTATAGAAATTTAGTTTTACTACCTAAAGCCACATCACAAATGGCTAAAACAATTTTATCTCCTGTTACCCATGCAAGAAACTTTGTTAGTGCAGGAGCATTTGCCGTAGCCAATGGACTGGCTCCGGGTCTAGGAATAACTCCACGTATGATGAAAACAGCTTGGAAAAATTTACAAGTAGCCGCTCCAGGTACCAGACTTGAATCAGAATTCTATCAAAAACTGGCACGACTAGGTGTTGTTAATACTAATGTTCGTTTAGGAGACTTAAGAAATCTTTTAAAAGATATTGACTTTGGATCCGTCGTGTCCGCAGACAGAGGATTGAGAGGTTTATTAAAACCACTTTCTAAATTAAAAAAATGGACAGAGGATGCTTACACAGCTGAGGATGACTTCTGGAAAATTGCAACCTTCTTAGGTGAACGATCAAGATATGCAGCCGCCTATAAAAGAGCCGGTAAAAACATAACGGAAGATCAACTCGATGAATTAGCCGCTAACGTTGTAAGAAATAATGTACCTAACTATGATTATGTTTCTCAATCTATTAAAGCTTTACGTAGATGGCCTGTAGGTAACTTTGTATCTTTCCCTGCAGAAATTTTAAGAACATCAACTAACATTTTAAAAACAGCATTAAGGGAAATTAAAGATCCAGTACTAAGAAGAATTGGAATGCAACGTTTAACAGGTATGGCATTTACTATGGCAGCCGTACCATATGGTGCAACTAAATTAGGACAAACTTTATATGATGTAAGTGAAGAACAACTGGCAGCTATCAGAAGATTTGTAGCTCCGTGGTCTAAAAATTCTACTATCATTCCCCTTAAAGACAAGGATGGGAATTGGAAATACATAGACTTTAGTCATGCTAATGCTTACGATACCTTATTGAAACCATGGCAAGCAGCTCTTAATGAAGTAGCTGATGGTCAATTAAATGACGAAGCCATCATGAATAACTTTTTACTAGGATCATTAAAAGGTTTTGGTGATATTGCACAGCCGTTTGTATCAGAATCTATTTGGACAGAAGCTCTAGCTGATGTTGCAATACGAACAGGGAGAACGAGAGAAGGATATGAAGTCTGGAATGAAAATGATTCGGATGGTGTTAAAGCACAAAAAATATTTATGCACTTACTAAAAGCTCAGATGCCTGGAAGTTTAAAACAACTAGGCAGAATTGATTATGCTATCACAGGGTTTGATACCCCTTTACAAAAAGGAGATCTAGGTGGACCATTTAAATGGGGCAAGATTGGAAAGTACGATGAGAACGGAAGATCATATGAAATTTTAGATGAAGGTCTAGGTATCATTGGAATGCGAGCAGTTAAATTAGATGTTAAAAATGCTTTAAACTTTAAACAAGCAGCCTTTGCATCAGGGGAAAGAAATTCTAAAAAAATATTTAATAAAGTAGCATTAAAAAAAGGACCGATTGATCCTGTAGAATTAGTAGACGCTTACATTGCAGCCAACAAAGCTTTATGGAAAGTACAAAAAACTATGAGCGATGACATGAAAGGTGCAAAAGAATTAGGAATGAACACCAAGGATGTATTTTTAGCAACAAAAAGATTAGGTAATCAAACTTTTGGCAGATTATTAACTAATAGATACAACCCCTATAAAATATCTAATAACATTATCGCTAGTATGGCATTAAACGCCAGAGAAATTGGACTGCCCAACCCATACCGAGAAGCTAGCAGTGCAATTAATTCTATTCTAAGACAGTTATACCAAATTAATTTAAAAGCAGGAGCGGAATGGCCTGACATTATAAATCCTTTAAGAGCTGTAGGTGCTGTAGAAAGTAAAAATCAAAGTTCTATCACTCCTAATATACCAGTTGAAACATCAGAAGTTTCAGAAGAAGTAGTACAAACATCAGCATTACCACAAGATATTAATCCAGAAACTGGGTTGACAGGGATAGAGGAAGCGTTATTGTCTCAAGAAGAAAAAGCAATGCGTCTTAAAGAACGAAGGATGATTACCTAATGGCTAAACAAAACGCTTTACAAAGAGTTGAATCGCATGAAAAGCTTTGTCGGATCATGCAAAAATTAACACATAAAAAGATTCATTCAATAGAAGAGCGAGTAAAAAGACTTGAAAAAATATTATTAACCTGCACAGGAGCTTTGATTACTGGTATGGGATTTTTAATCTACACTTTAGTGAGCCACATCACATTTTAAATGAAACTTTCAAAAAATTTTAGCCTTGCAGAGCTCTGCAAGTCACAGACAGCGACCAGAATGGGCATGGATAACAACCCCAGTGAGGATGAGACCGAAAATTTAAGATTGCTGTGTGAGAGGGTTCTACAGCCCATTAGAGACCATTTTAACCATGTTGTGTCCATTTCTAGCGGATATCGCAACTCAATTTTGTCACAAAAGATAGGTAGTTCAAGCAAATCTCAGCATTGCCAGGGAGAGGCGGCGGATTTTGAAATCTTTGGTACTCCTAATAATGAAGTCTCCGATTGGATCAAAGAAAACCTCATGTTTGATCAATTAATACTCGAGTACTATGAACCAGGACAACCCAACTCGGGCTGGATACACGTAAGTTATAAAAAAGAAATAAATAGTAATCGAAAAGAATATTTGATGGCCTTTAAAGATGATAATGGCAAGACGAATTACAAACCAATCCTGGGCCTGTCAACTGACAGATATGTAAAATAGCAAATTCTAGCGCGCTACGCGTACGAGTCCTACATTTTCTGAGATATAATACGGTAAAACATGGTGGTTATTGGTTTAACAGTCAATGAAATATTAGAGATTCGGAAATACCGAACCAACTTCGCTCGTTAAAGCAAGACGCCACCATACGCCCTTCGGACACTCTTCCGGTCCCTGTTCATAAAATTCTATATCCATGCTTTTAATTCTTCACCCATTATCTCCGTAGCAATATTTATTTTCTTTCTTAAAGCTTTTACAATTCTTTCATCAACTGTTTCTTCACATAAAATATCGATATAGGTCATTGGTTTTGTTTGACCAATTCTATCAATTCTCGCTTCGGACTGTTGACGCTTCTCGAGGTCATATCCGTTAGAATAGTAAATCATGGTACTTGCAGCCGTTAAAGTTATCCCATAGCCGCCCGTAGAGGGGGTTCCAACAAGAAAGCGGCACTTAGGGTCGGACTGAAATTTCGTAATATTGTCTTGTCTTTCATCATTTGGAGTTTTACCGTAATAGTCTACAATCGAGTCATTCCCATATTCTTTTTTAATTGTGTCCATGATTGTTTGGACATCATATTGATAATGCGCCCATATAACCGCTTTGCCTTCTACTTCCTCTAACAAATCAGTTAGTTCGTCTAGCCGATTATTTTTAATAGTTTGAGTAGAGCCATCATTCGCCTTAAAGTGGCCGCATGTGATTTGATGAAGTCGCATCAACTGAGTTAATGCATTAGCAGTAGTTAATAATTTGCCATTCAACTGGGCTAAAGCCATTTCTTTCATTTGTTTATAAACCTTGTGCTGTTCTGCACTTAACGTAATGACCCTTTTCATAAAAGTCTTTTTTGGAAGGTCTAAACAATCATCTTTTAAAACCCTATACGAAAAAGGTTTTATTTTATCGGATAATTCCCCTAGATTCTTATAGCCAACTACAATTTCAACAGATCGACCATTAAAATGAGCTTTACGCATCACGGCGTATCGAGTTCTAAATGTATAATAAGAGGAATGGTCCAATAAATACTCATCTAAAAATTCACATTGTTTATATAAATCTAATGGAGATTTAGTAATAGGAGAACCTGTCATTATCCTACGATATTTTGCATGTTTTCCTAATGAGACAATATTCTTAGTTCTTTTAGCTCCAGGGTTTTTAATAGTCGTAGACTCATCAATAACCATATAAGTATTATGGGAATTTAAAAATCTCGCCGCAAACTCAACACCTTTCTTGGTACTAAAGGCTTCAACATTCATAATTAAAATATGAAGATCATGACCTGTTTCAAATAAAGTATTTAATAATTTCTGTTGTTTTTGATTAATCATCGCCTGCCACAAAACGGACACAGGTTTTATGTGATCAGCTAAATGTGTAGGTATTTCTTGAGAATACCAGTTTTTATAAACTCCTTTAGGAGCTATAATTAAGGCACCATTAATTTTGCCATTATCATAAAGCATAGCAATATTATCAAGGGCAACTTTTGTCTTACCAGTTCCCATTTCCATAAAGTATGCAAATACTTTTTTGTTCCAAGATTTTTCCAACGCAGTAGTTTGATGTGCGTAGGGTTTGGTCTTAAATTTATAATTCATCTTTTTTATACTTTCTAGTTGACAATATAAACCTTTATCTCTATAGTGTCAAGCATGAAAGACAAAGCGATAGTATATGTTATTCAAGAAATCCCAGGCACTGCAGAAGGTAGGCCTAAAATTAATATAATGGGCGCTCAAAAATATGGCGACATTAAGGTCTTATTAAAAGAAGACTCGCAAATTATTTTTAGTCCTGGTCCAATAATTTTTTCTCTTAGACAAAAATTAAAAAAGTTTAAGGCAGAAGATTATTTACTACTTACAGGCGATCCAGCCATTATAGGCGTTGCATGTTCTGTAGTCTCAGATATAACCAATGGTAAATACAATTTACTGAAATGGGACCGACAAGAAAGAACATACTATCCAATTAAAATCAATCTATACGAGAAAGGAGAAATTGATGAATAAAAGATACCATAGATTAAAAGAAAGATTAAAATATACTGAAACCTCTATTGAAAATTTTTTAGATGTGGAAAAACATAGAGCCATTTCCAAGCAAGCTAGAAAAGCGCTCAATAAAGATAAACCTTTTTTAGGATTTATTTTTAGGATTATATATCTACCTACTAGAATTTGGGGATTTATTTCTGATACATTGTGGTGGAATCGATATCGTAAATGGTGCAAAGAAGTAGAACTTATAAAAAAGGAGTTAGAAAGTTATGAATGAAAACCTACAAAAAATGTTTGTTGAGGATGCACCTCAACAGGTGGACGAACTAGAAAATGTTAGAAGTCTTTCTAACTACGTAATTGATCTTCAGAGATTAGAAGGAGAAATAGTAAAAGAAGAATCTCTTTTAAAACAAAAGAAAGAGAGAGCAGAGAAAATTTCTGAGGAAGTTATTCCTGAAATTATGGAATCAATGAAATTAAAAACTCTTAAACTTCAAGATGGTTCTGCCATCGAAGTTAAAGATATTTATAGCGCAACTATTCCTGTGGCAAACAGGGAAGGCGCCTACCAATGGCTTCGAGAAAATGACCTAGGTGATCTTATTAAAAATGAGATTACTGTTTCCTTTGGTCGTGGCGAAGATAACAAGGCAAGTGAATACACTAGCCTTGCAGAGAGTAAAGGATATCAACCTTCACAAAAACTGAAAGTTGAGCCTATGACTCTTAAAGCACTGTACAGAGAGCGAGTTGAAGCAAAGCAAGACTTGCCTTCTGAACATTTTAACCTGTTCAAGGGAAACAGAACAAAAATAACAAGGAGCAAATAACATGTCACAAGAAACAAGAGACGTTACAGTCAAAAAAGAAGGTAACTTACCAGCAACACTCAATTTCATTGAGGATGCTGGAGCAGGACTTGAGAATATAGATAAAGACGATTTAGCTTTACCTTTTCTTAAGTTATTACAAACAGGTTCGGATGAAACTAAAAAAAAACATGCGAACTATGTTGAAGGAGCAGAAGCAGGAATGTTCTACAATACAGTCACTAAAAAACTGTATAGTGGGGAAAAGGGTATTGAAATAATACCTTGTTTCTACAAACTAACATATCCTGAATGGGCACCTTTCGAACGTAAGGAAGGTAGACCTGTCAGCCCTGATAGAGGTCCTGAAATTTTAGCTAAAACTAAAAAGGATTCTACAGGAAAAGATGTTTTAGAGAATGGTAATCAAATTCTCAAAACAGCAAATCACTTTGTAATCATCAATGGAGAAAAACCAGAGAAGGCCTTAATGGCTATGAAATCTACTCAGTTAAAAGTGAGTAGAAACTGGAACTCTTTGATGCAAGATCAAATTGAAACTGATCCTAAAACAAATAAAAATGTTCCTGCACCAATGTTTTCTAGAGTTTATAAATTAAACTCTGTTGAGAACTCGGGTAGTTTTACTTGGCACGGATACAAAGTATCCCTGTTAAGAAAAGTGGATAATGCATCCATCTACCAGATGGCCAAAGATTTCCATAACTCTTTAAAAGCAAGTAACGCCAAAGCAGAAACAAAAGAAGAATCTAATTATTAGATTCCTCTAGTTTTAGAGGATAGGGGCAGCAAAGCGAGAGTGGAACTGCCCCCACCCGGGATCATTATGGAAAAAGAATTTATAGAATTGTTTAAAGGATATGAAGGAGACTTCGGCATGGCGGACATGTCCAATCCTTCACTAGACGCCGACAAGAATAAAATTAAACCAAATTATGAATGGGCGGGTCACCCGATTACAGACCGAGATTATCTCGATCATTTAGCTGGAAAAAAATCGATTGGAATTCAACCCTGTCGAATAGATAAAACTGTCCAATTTGGATGTATTGATGTAGATCCACCGGATTATGGTACATTTAAAATAGAAAAGTATTTAGCTTCAATTCAACATCACAAACTTCCTATAGTTCCAATTTTATCTAAAAGTGGGGGACTACATTGTTATGTGTTTTTAAAAGAACCTATTCCAACCATTGATTTAATAGAGGCATTAAAAGCTTTTCTGATTCCTCTAGGATTAAAACCTACTACCGAGGTTTTTCCCAAACAGAAAGAATTACAGAAAGATAATAAAGGAGACATAAAACCGGGGAACTTCATCAACCTACCCTACTATAATAATGGTGACTCAAATAGGTATGCCATAGATAAAAATAATTCTAAACTATCAATTGAAGCATTTATAAAATTTGCCAATGAATCTAAAGTAGACAACGAAACTTTAACTAAACTTGTAGAAGAAGCTCATAGAAATGTATTACTAGGTACCAATGCAGAATTTAATGATGGTCCTCCATGTCTAGCTCTATGCTCTAAGTCTAAACTATCTGATGGTAGAGATCGATTTATGTATAACTATATGGTCTTTGCTAAAAAAAAATACAAAGATAAATGGCCTGATCAAGTATCAAAAGCAAACTATAGTTATCTAGAAGACCCTTGGGACAAAGCAAAACTAGATTCAAAATTAAAAGCATGGAAAGGAGATACAGCAGGACATACTTGCTATGAAGAACCTATAAAAGATAAATGTATGCGAAGTCTTTGTTATAAAAGACCCTTCGGTGTAAAATCAGATAGTATTTCCATATTTCCAGAGATTCAAGATTTTGAAATGATTGCTTATGCAGAACCTGAGTATCGATTTAATGTTATTATGCCTAGTGATGAGAATATCCAAGTTATTATACCTAATACCAAGTTAATGACTCGACAGAAAGAAGTACTAGATTTAATATGGCAACAGACTGGAACTTATTTTGAACCTTTAAAACTACCACAATTCAGGGCCAAACTAAATGAATGGAGAAAAAACGGTCAAAAAATTACCCCACCTAAAGGAACGCAACTAGACGACAGACTTGAAGAAGAATTATTTCAATTCTGTATTAATGGCCCACAGGCTAAACAAAGAAGCCGTCTTAATTTTGGATCATGTTTTACTGAGGAAGG